GTCTACTATATCAACGGGCAAATCCTCCTCACACTCTCCACAAACCACATACATGACTATCTACCTGCTTCTGATAGCATCTCGTTTTTTAAATTGTGATAGGCTTTGTTGCCATGCACAAGCCCAGCAAAAATTAAATCAAATGCCCTGTTATTGATATCCTGTAATTGATTATTCATAATTAACTCCTTTTTTTTTGTTTTTGTACATATAATAATAACACTATATAATAAATAAGTCAACACATAGAACTATCTTTTATGATTATTTTTGCAAACATTTCGTCGATAAGACGTTGTGGTGGTTTTTTGAAAACTTGTAGAGCCTGTGTATATGCTTGATCTTTTGCTTTTTGAATAATTGACTCATCAAGCGTCTGTACGATCTCCCTAGCATATTCAATGCTTGCCATACGTTCTTCTTTTATTTTATTGTGTGCTTCTAATTGTAATTTTGTTTGTGTATCAATTTCTTGTTTTTTAGATTGAATCTTGTTGCTTAAAAACAGCTCATCAGTCCATTTATTTAATTCTAACGGGTCTTTTTTATAATTCTGAATAAGTGTGCGCTTAAACCCTTCTTTGTTCGTTATGGGCGTTTTTTGACTTCTTAGGCTTATAATTTTTTCAATGACAGAAAAAACATAATCATCAGAGGCAGCAGCACTTGGACTTTTAGCTGCTTCATGTACATGCTGCTGCTTTATATGTTTATCATCTGGTTTACTATCTGGTATAGGTTGTCTAGAATCGGTTAATCCATTCTCCAATTTTGGATTATGGATAATCTTTGTACTGGATGAGGCTAAATCTTTATTAAAATCTAGTGACGGTATGGTATACCACTTAGTCCTGTCATACGTTGATTTATTGTAATTACCTGATTTAATTAAGCCCTCTGCTTCCATCTCTCGCAATAGATTACCCATGCGCTTTTCTTTGATATAGGGAAATAGCTCGGCGAATGCTGCATAGCTGTTGTACGTCCAGTACATCCCATCGTAGCAATGCTTATTGTTTGCCATATTCTTTCTTATCCAAAACTCTAAATTTTTGAGTAGAATAGCTTTCTCAATGCCATGCTTTTTGGCTGTTTCAACGCAAAAAGAATGCTCCATTATTCCCCCCCTTTCCTGAATGAAAGAACTTGCTTTGTTTCTATTGCTACATTTGGCAAATTGACAAGCTCCCCAGTATCTTTATCGACAATTTTACCGTCAATCAGATTGTATTTAGCTTTAAACCTCTGTAAATCGAAGGTTATCGTAGTCTTCTTAAATTTATCTGCCCAATATTCAGGGTCGGGCTTTAAGCTTATTTTTGGCTTTGCTAACGATAATGTGCCTATATCAGGGAAATGATCTATTGATAACGCCCCACTTTTAGTTCTTCTTGCAAATGCGTGTATGTTTGCTTTTATATAGTTTTCAATTGATTCTAGATGCTGGATGCGTTTCTCAATGTCTGCTGCATAATGCTCTATAACTTCTTGTTTAATTTTTTTCTGCTCTTCTATAGCTTCCCTAGCATCTCTATACTTTTTTAGCATAGATCGCCAATAAATAGCGCTCTTGTGATCTACCTGTACATCATCCCCGTACCCATAATCCGTTTTACTAATCCCTTCTTCAACAACTTGCATGATAAACTCCTTTTATAATTTGTTTTTTTTTGTAAATCGTATACTTCTATCCCATAACGCATCATTTAATGATGACTCCTGTATTTAGGTATAATTCATCAATAAACAGTTTAGCTATTTGCTTACCTGAATAGATTTTATTTTCTTGAATGTACGCGTATGCATCCTGTGAGCTGTTGCGTATTTGATATTTATGTGCCATTATATAACTCCTTTTTCGATTGGTGCGCTGCCCTGTATCAACGAATTTTTTGTTTTAAGAGAGTCGTTAACAGCGGCTCTCTTTTTTTTTAGTCAACCCAATACATCAGTTCATCAAAAGTATATTTCCCTGAAAATCCGTCTAATATGCGCTTAACATAGGTAGGGCTTGCCGTTATATCACTATGTTTTGGATTGCTCAATTTAGATATATACTGTGGATTCTGTGAACCTATCTTAATACTAAATTCTTTCTGGTTCAATAATTCTGCCTTTAATGCTCTAAAAAACGCTTCTTCTTTTAGTTTTGCTCTTATTCTTCGTTGCTCTCTCATTTTCTCACTCCTTTCTTAACAATAAGATAATAACACTATATCATTTTAATGTTAATGTCTCAACCCCCCCCCCAATAATAAAAGCCGTTCACCAACTAAAAACTGAACTCAGTCTGTTTTTTTAAGTCGGTGCTTCGTTCTGCAAGCTCAATGTAATTTACGTTCATTTTCTCGTCATATTGTCTTTTATAATTCCTTGAAATCCACTGGTGGGTGTTCTGGTAGTTCCAGCCATGCATAAGTGAAATTTTACGTATAGACAACCCAGCATTTTCTAGGCGCTTAATTATATTTATATCATAATCATATTTTGCGTTAGTCTTTTTTTTCTTTTTCTTTTTCATTTTATAAACTCCTTATTTTTGTAATGATTCTATTAATTGTGACGCTTGCATCTTATCCAAATCAGCAGCAGATTTTACATTGTATTTGCTAAACGTCTGCTTAATGTCAAAGTCTGGCATTTTCATTTTTTTATTTGCCATTAACGTTTCTATATAGCGTACCTGTGATGCGCTAGCCTTTGCGGTGGTGGTTGTCGTATTAGTAGAGTTGCTTTTTACTTGGCTTGTAGTAACCTTGTTTTCATTCTTCATTTTAGCTAAGGTATATGCATCAATATTACCCTTAAAAACTTCATTCCCTATACCATAATAAGACGCACATTTAGTTAATGCATCCGTTACAGCTGATTTATAGGTATCACCCCATGTCTTTCCGCTAATTTTTTTTGAGCCCCCATAGTGGGTAATAGGTAGCCCAATAGACGGGCAGAATTGCACTTTACATATGACCTCATCGTCGATTTTTTCGGTTTCTAGAATCTCGAATGTCCAGTTGCCATGCCCCCATACCTCATTGATACGCTCTGTAATATAACCGGCCTTAATTGTTGTAAGTTTAGCGCCTCCAGCAATAGTACGCATTGCCTCTGCTGGGAATGGCTTCAATAATAAGTTTGTATTAATGTTTGCTGTACTCATCGGCTTATTCCTTTCTCGATAAAATTTCTTGTGACACCTTCATATATAAGTGGCCTAGCTTCTTCTTCCTCAATAACACTTTTTTTAAGTTTAACTCCCTTGTATACATAGGATTCTTTAAATAAAGATATTATTTTTTTATATGTATATACAATATACTTTCCTATACGATCTATTAATGTCATGGTGCTACCATCTCCCTTTTTTGTTTGATTTAATAATAACACTTTTTATAGTATATGTAAAGCTATTTATAATTGTTTATACAATTTATATTTTTCAATTCTTCTTTAATGAGTTTGCTCGTGTCTCTTACTATTCTTAACTTGTCTATATGCAACCCTACCATACAATCAACACGTTTAATTAAAACGCTGACAAATGGTCTTAGTGCGCTTAATTCTTCATACGCTTTTATAAATTCTTTGTGCGCTTTTTCGAAATTAGAAGACAAAACTAAAAACCGCTCCATTACCGGTACGACTTCGCTGATCATTTCCTCGGCAAACTCGATGCTATTAACATCTACCCTTTTAGCTGAGTTCTCACTCTGCTTATTCATTTTTAATTCCCCTTTTTTTTTGTTTTTTGTTTATATGTTCTTGGTGATGGTCTGTATGTAGCCCTCAAGTTTGTTAATTGATTGTGATAGTCGCTCGTGTCGCTCTTCTTGTTTTTCGTCCATAGACTTCAGTTTGCTGTGTATTGAATCGAGTTTGATATCAAATATACGTTCAGAAACAAGATCGTTTTTTAATTTATCTAATTCATCATCAATTTCATCTTTGCTGTAGGAATATAAATTAAGATATTCTTTGCTGACAAACGCTTTGTATTTATAAAACAATCCAGCTAAAACGCCACCAAACACACACAACGTTACTAGTATGCTGCCTGATTTACTATTAAATAAAAATGTTAGTAGGTCTGTCATAGTTTTATCCTTCTTTTTCCAAATATTTAAATAGCTCTACAGACTCGATTCTATTTGATGTGATTAAAATACCTGCCGTTTGATTTATTGGGCGATCAAACCCCCCATCATCATTTAAAATCCACGCCTCTTCTAAGTATAACTGCTCATCGTGAGGTGCACTTGAAGAAAAAGATTTAAATGAGTATTTACCAGCTATTTTCTTTCCATTTTCCAATGTAACTATTACCCAATATGGTTTCTTATTTGAAAAGACAAAGTCCCAAGGCTTGCCTATCGGATGTGGCAGCTTTTTTGTAAAAAATGCTTTGGTGCGCAACCACCCACATATCATTCCTAATATAATAGGTGTCACAAAAATTGATATGGAATAAACAATTAATGGATATGATTCCGAAAAATAGAAAATAACTGGTAATAACAATGCATAGTTAATACAGCTATATGTAAAAACATCTATAACCTGCTGATACGATTCTTTTTTTACACCAATTATTAACTCATACGTTCTTAAGGCAATAACTCCTGAAATAATAAATAGTATGAATAAAATAATTTTATTATGCTCTAAGATATTATCCATGTTTTATCCAAGCTTTGCATTTCATACTTTTAAGTTCACGCCGAACTTCATTTTTTTATTTTTAATATCAAATGAAGATTTAAAAACGCCTGCATCAATTCCAATATTTTTATCTGAATAAGTTAGGTTTAAGCCAGTTTTTTTGTTTAAATCTTTTATAATTTTTTTATTTTCTTCTGGCATTGAATCAATCAGTTTTAACACCCTTTTGCTGTGCTTTTTTTGGTAGGCTTCTAAAATCTTGTCATCAATAGCATTGCTAGTTTTATCTGTTATAAGTTCAAGTTTTTTTAAACCTGTAACGTATATGTATTTTAAACTTTTCTTATATATAATTTTTCTTTTTGCATATATTATTGGCCATAACGTCACCATAAATAATCTAAACAACATTTTCCCCACCTTTTTAAAAAACAAGAATACACTTTTCATTTATTACCCCTTTATTACTTTTGCTCTAATTGGCGGTTCAAACAGCACAATTTCTTTTACACCTGTATAGAGACCATCAACGTGTAGCCATCCTACTTTTTTTTCAATTCTGGTTATATACGGGAATTTATCCTGATTGCTTAATATATATTGTCTAGCTTCTTCTGCTGTAACCTTATTAAATCTACAATCTATAGCGTCGCCAAATGAATGCGCTGACGTTTGACTATATATGTTTTCTGCTAAAGAATTTCTATACCCTGACCAATTGCGCCTACCCCCAAAATACCAATCATTAATTTTCATAACCCCAAATACATCACGTAGCTGCTGCGCTGTCTCTATGATTCCCTTTCTTATAAATCGCACACTGTTTGCCCCATGCACAATAAAGACTTCTTGAGGTATAAATTCTTGAATTACAAAATTTTTAGATACTTTCATTTTTTCTGCCCTTTTTTTAAGTATACCTTTTTTATTCTCTTGGCGGTAATTCAGAAGGCCATAATGCATACAGTTCTTCTGGTGTCGTTGCGCCACTAAGGTCAAACGTCTGTGGGATATCTCTTAAAACCTGCCTTTCTGCTCTAAGGCTGTCTATATGTGCTTGATCGCCCGTATCTTCTGCTATATATATTTCTTTATCTTTTTTTTCTAACTCTTGATTACGGACTATTCTAATATCGTCCATGTGTATTTCTCTAGCTTGTGGCATATCAACCACAACGGACTGCCCTTCTTTAACCCAAGCGCCTTTAAATAGGGTGGGTAATTCTGACGTGTCTATTTCGCAATAGTCTGTAATATCTGGGTAATCTTTTGCCATCAATTCGTCTGTAGTGAGTGGCGGTATAATAATGTCTTCGCCCCCTTCTTCTGGCGATGGTTCTCTATGTTCTTTAGTTGAATTTACTAATCTATTTAATCGATTATCACTATCCATAAATATAATAATAGTTGCCATTATTACACGCCCTCCCAATAAATTAAGAAACTAGCAAATCTTGAATCACGCCCAGCTTCTGTGCCAAAGTCAATTCTTGCTGTAGTTTTATTAACTATTAAAGCTCCAGATAGGCCTGAACCGTCTATATCATCTGACGCTGATGTTACATAATAATTAACATCTGGCGGTGCTGCATTAGCATCAAACGTACACCTTACGCCTCTGAACCCCCCCCCCAAATTAATAAAGTTTATAGAAGAAAATCCAAATGAGTTAAGAACGGCTCCTAATGCATGATCTAGTAACGCCCCAGCTTTAGGGGTATTGTATGCTCTAATTCTTCCATTAAGATTGTAGCCTTCGATAAATGAAGGTGCAGCGTTATTAACCCCATGTGATATTCTTCCTGCGGTATCCATACCCTGACCAGTAAATGCTGGGCTTTGTCGAGTTGACACCCCTCGTGATACGTAGCCTACATCTGAATCACGAAAAAACCTATGACTTGTACCAGTAAAATTCGAACAAGTAAACCCTTTATTCACCCCGTCGGAGCCAGCTAAAAACGCCCCACCTCCAATAGTCGGATTATCGCCTGTTCGCACTTCATCGCTAAAATTACCATGACGCCAACGGTTAGTCTGAGTTCCTATATCTTGCTGCCCGTCGGTATTTACATGCGGTTCTGCTGCATCGTTGGGCAAAAAGTCACCAAAAAGCTGCTCATTAATGGTTTGCAGTTTTACATCTGTAAGTACCTGACCGTTGTCATATTCGCTTTGGTTTAATATTGTAGTCATTTTTTCCTCCTTATTCTAAAATTCTCTCAACACAAACTGGCTTGTCAAATTATCTAAATTAAGCGTTATACCAATAATTTTTGCGTCTTGATTCCTAATATTAATACTGCCCTGTGTACCACCTATAGGAATAGACGTATCACCAATTACAAACTCACCTATAATGATCTGCTCCCCTGCTGTTGGTTCGCCTAGATAATTAATTTTAACCCAGTCGTTCAAATCTAAATGTGGAATAAACGTCGTGTTAATCGTGTATTCTCGTTTAGGGTTTTGGTATATCTGTCTTATTTTTAAGGCCATGTCGCTGGCTTCGCTTACAGATAATTCTTTGAGCGTATAGTTAAAAGTTCTTTCACCGTACAAATCTTGAGGGCTGCCGTCATTGGGTGTCCAAGAAGCAGCACTTACAGCCGTACCATTGCCATATTCAATAGCAACCCTTCCCCACGTATTGTTTAAGCCTTGAATGAGCTTAGGAACGGATACTATATTTACTCCATAGTCATTATCATTTAAACCTGAGCCGTTGAAATACCAGCTTATAACATTCTTTTCTACTTTTTCATCCCAAACAAACGCCCCTAAATTATCAACGCCAAAATAAAAATTATCAATCAAAGAATAATCTTTTAATTTATCAAACACGCTGGCATCATCTTCAATTTCTGGGTTATTTATATTAAGTAAACCTGTTATGCCTCTAGGATTAATTTTGTACTTGTCGGCATCTGTCGCCCCCTCAAAGAAATTATCAAATATTCTTACTCCACCCTGTGTCTTTTTAACTAATCTATCCACTAATTCCTCTGTTGTTCCTGCGCCTGTAGCTATCCCCTCGGCTGCATAATTAGAAAAAACTTTAAGTAAACTGCTTAGTTTAATATTAATTGTGCCGTTGTCGTTTGTCGTTGGGTCGCCGTAAAGTATCCCATAAAAAACAAGCCCTTCCACTTCGTTTTGATCGTCATCAATATAGCCTACCTCAATTTTAAACTTGGTGCGGTATCTTGTTTTGAACCCATTAAATAAACTTGTGATTGTGTTTTCGTCATTGAATTGACCTCTAGAATTATCAAGTTTTAAGGTTGCTCCTGTCACGTTTGTGTTGCCTAAAAAGGTAATATCATTATATGAGCTTCTGATTGTACCGAACTTGATAACATAGCTTGTGATATCGCCCCAATCTGGTTCATATTGATTGTTAAGTTGAAGGCGTTTGATTGATACACGCCTAAATATTGAATTAGAACCCCGTGTGATCAATTCTTTAATATTACTCATTATCTAACGCCTGCTGCTTGCTCTATGTCTAGCCGGCCTGATTTCCCATTTAAGCGATAATCGGCTGTAAACGCTTCAAGTTCAAATCGTTTAAAATTATAATGTCCTGCCCTACCGTCCCACCATTCGTTAAGGTTTGTGATTATTGTTGGATTCCCTGCTGAATATGGATTTCTCTGAAATTCAATGCCGTTAGGTATAAATATAAAGCTATCAGTTCTATTGATACGCTCAACCTCATTTATATTATTGAGGTCGTCATCTCTAACATTAAGAACTTTCATATCATAGTTAAATATTTTTCTAATAAAAGTCTTACTAGTCGAGCCATCGCTTAGCTTTAATAATCTTTGTATTAACCGTGGCTTATCTTTAATAACATGCCCCATGTTGCTTGAAAACTCCATAATTTCGTTTGTGGCAATAAATTGTCCTAGTTGATATGGCGTTCCTATTGGGTTATAGGTAGGGTCGAACCCTTGAATTAATCTTAATTCTGATATTTCGATTTCTGGAAACTCAAAAATATAGCTCCTAAATGGCTCAACGCCTGTGCTTACTGCGTTTAAAGCTATATCTATAAAAATACTTTCAACGCCCAACGTATCTCTATAGCTAAATAATATTCTTTCAGCTCCAAGCGCAACGCCTGTATTTTGGTTTTTGTTTTGTAAAATAATTCTACTAATTTTTTGTGGTGTCGATGGTATCCAGTTTACTTCTGCGCCACTTTTTTGTGTATACCTTGAATATACGTCTGGGTTTCTGTCTACTAGTTTATTGGCTTCAATTGCATTCATTGGAATGTTTACGCCTGCTGGGTCGCCCGAGTCTGTGGCTGAACTAGAATATAATTCTGTTGCCTTAATTTTATTTTTATATAAAAATTTAGGTCTAAATATGTTATCGCCTGGACTATTTGGCATCTATACTATCCCCTTTTTTACCTGATCTTGGATATCTATAATCTTTTCCCCCAAAACATCCCCATCTAACTCAATCATAACGTTAATCATGGGCAGATTTCCACCACCAATACCGCCTTCTTTGATATCTCGCATCAATTCAATTAATTCTGACCGTTCCGCCCTACTCAAAACTTCTTCGCCAGTTTGAAGCTTAGCTACAACCTCATCTGCTTTTATTCCACCCATACTTGCGCTAGAACCTGTGGCCGTTCCGTTATCCTGACCAACAACGCCCCCTTGGTGAAATATGGCGTTTACGGCTGCTTTACCTGCTGCTCCTGCTGCTATTATGGGAGCAATAAGTGCAAGGGTTGCTCCAAAGCTCATCCCCCCTGCTGCTGTCGCTTTTGCTACTTCCTCAGCCACTTTTATATCTATAGTTTTATTCGCCGTATTTTTTGCAAAGTCTAGCGTTGCCTTCGCTATGTTGCCTTGATTTCCTGATAATATGTCCGTCATTTCGGAGCTACTTTTAATTATTTCTTTAGTTGCTATCTGCTCTAAAGTTAAATCTTTATTTCTACTTTTTGCCTTGTTTTTATAAAAGTTTTCAATGGCCTTAAGCCTTTCTTCTAATGAAATGCTTTCGTTTTCGGCTAAAATTAAAAGACGCTCGGCTTCCTGCTCATCGTCCATCATTTTAAGTTCGTCCATAAACTCTTTAAGTTCTAACGCCTGTTCTTTTTTTCGTTCAATTTCTTCTGCTTCGGCTTCTGCTTTAGCTGCTCTTGCTTCTGCTTCTTTGGCTGCTTGCTCTTGTAATAATGCCGCTTCTTCTTCTGCTGCTTCTCTTCTTGCGTCAAGCTCTGCTTGTATTTGTTCTATACGTTCTTGATTGGATGCTTGTTGAGTAACCCTCAATAAATTTTGATTAGACATCAGCCTTTCTAATTATTGGTTTAACTCTTCAACGCTTTGAGTTCCTAAATCATTAAAACTTTTTATCCACTCTTTTGTTTTGCTTATAATTGCTGAAAATCCATTTGCTATTTCAAGAAGTGGTTTAATAATTACAGAAAGAGCGCCTCCTAATGCTTTTGAGCCCGCCATTACGTTGTTTTTAAAAATTGCCCATTGACTACTTAAAGTATTAAGTTGCTCTTCGTTTGCTTTGGCTGCTGCCTTTGTTGAATTTGCTACTTTATTAATACTGTCGTTAAGCTTGTTAAAATCGTCTTTAGCTAAGGCAATGACAGCGTTAACGGCTTCCTGAGAACCTAAAAGTTCTTTAAGTGCACCCACATCGCCTTTTGTAGCTTCTGTTACACTTCTTAAAACCCCTTCTAGCCCTTTTGCCTCTAGGGCTGTTTGGCTTAATTCTATGCCGTAATCCTCGGCAGCCTTCTGCGCTTGCTCCGACGGCGCTGTGATAGCAGATATAGCAGCTTTTAACCCTGTTACTGCCTCATTGGTATTTATTCCTTGTGCCGTTAAACTAGCAATACTTGATAACAACTCATCTAATGATATTCCAGCGGCATTAGCAACGGGCGCTACTCGCCCTATGGCGGTTGATAATTCCTCTACTGTTGTCTTGCCCTGAACTTGAGCCATAAACAGCTTATCTGATATCTTTTCAGCGTCGGCAGCAGTCATTGAATAGGCGTTCATTATTGACGTAAGCCCATCAACGGCCGTTTTTACATCCGTTACACCACCAACGGCAAGCTTGGACGCTACACCTAAAAATTTAATACTATCAGCAGCATCTACACCAGCACTTTGAACATCGAATAAAGCAAGCGCTAGATCATTCGCAGCAATTGGGGTTGTTTTAGATAGTGCTATAACCTCTTTGGACATGCGTTTTACTTCTTCGCGGCTGGCGTTGGTAAGGTTGCCAACATTAACCATCAATTTCTCGAACTCTGCAAAATCCTTAACAGCAAATAGCGCTGCTGCTCCAAGTGCTGCAATACTTAATTTAGAGCTTAAGGCCGTTTTAGCTAAGCTTTTTAAACTAACGCCTGCCTTTTTAGAAGCTTTGGATACCGTCTCTTTTCCCTGTATTAAAACCCGTGTTATTTTATCTGCCATTTAATTATTTTTTTTTCTGTAACGATACATTTTTTAGTTTTGATTTTTTAGCTTCGTTGTATTCCCAAAAAAGCTCGGTATTGGCGCCTGATAATTTCCAAAGAAAATACAAGAACCTAAGCATAAATATAAGCCCATAAAATAAAATGTTTATATATAGGGATTGCTTCGGGTCGTGCAATACAATATTAAGCAAGTACACGCTAACCCAAAACAATACACTTATAGCCATTAACCTAAATAAAAAATTCATTTGTCGCTACTTTGTCGCTACTTTTTTTAAACGTCGTAGGTTCCTGCTACTGCATCCACTACTTGAATTTGTACTGTATAACCTTCTGTTGCATCTTCTAATGCTTGGAAACGTACTGGAGTCATGAATTGCTGTGTGCCGCTAACATTTGGCGTATCTCCTAACAATGTAACTCTAGGAATGTTTATAGTTACTTTATAGTTTCCTGAGGATGTTCCAGCCAATGAATCGCTGGTCAATTCAATAATCATGGCTTGGTCTGTATTGTTCTTCCACGCCCCATAAAGTCCGCTAGCTATTAAATCTGTTGTTATTTGGTTTAGCTGTATGGTGTAGTCTGGTTTGTCGAAAACTGCACAGTCTGGGTACTGGCTAGAACCGTCGGGAGTTAACACAACGTTTTTTGTAATAGAAAAAGTGGCATCTGAATATTTAATTTGTGTAGCTGTTCCTAGTGTGTTTCCAATTTTAATAACTGCTTGCCATGATTCAATTTGAGGCACTTCTGAGAATGTTGGCGTAACATTGGGCGTTGCGTTGTATTCTTCTTTAATCCCTATCCACTCCGCAGCAAGTGATACGTTATCATTTTCGGGCAATGTTAGGGTTACAGTGTTGGCAAAGCATCCAATATATTTAAAAAGGTTTTCGTTAGCTACGCCTACTGTAGCCTCTGCGCCACGTAATACCTCAATAGTTTGGCCGTATTGTGGAAACTGAGCTTTAGTTGTTGGCTCGTTGAATGTATGGGTATAGCCTGTTGTGGCATCGCCTGATACTGTTTGATTGTTCCCAAGGATTGCAGCGTATATCTTCGCAAAATAATAGTCGTTAGGATATAAAAAGCCTGTTCCGCTTGAACCTTCTACCGATTTCTTGCCACGCTTGACGCTAGTTTTGCTTTGTGAATATCTAATGCCACCTGCTACGGCTCCCTTGTCTGGCTCCACCTCCTGCAATGATTCGTCGGCATTAAACTCCTGAAATATTGTTGGGTCTGCTGCTGTAAATTGGTCTACTGTCTGCGTTCCAAATCCAATATAAGAACTCCACCCTTGCGCTACATTACATGTCATAATTCATTCTCCTTTATAATTTTTGTTTCTTCTTTTATTTCTTCTTTCACGGCCTCAAAAAATGGGGTTTCTGCTAACTTCATTGCAGAATCGGGCAATTCTTTTATGTCACCATAGCTAAAACTGTAGCGTTTGCCCTCAACGGTTACAGTTCTTTTATTTGTAATACATTTTATTTTCATTCTTCCCTCCTGTTGTTTATTACAAAATCTTTTATATTTAAGGTTAAATTGATATCGCAATAGACTATATCGTCTTGATAGGTGCTGATGCTGCCCACTGATATAACGCTAGATTTTCTTCCGTATTGTAATAATCTGGGATCTAGGCTGCCATCCGTTTTACTGCTGATCACGTCTAAAACTCTTTCAATTAAAGGTAAAATTCCATTAGTACCATCAAAATAAAAGTTGTCTGATCCTGTCCCTGTAGTTCTACATAGAACCGTAAGAACCAATCCAACATCAGCTTCCTTTTTGTTGGCTGAACACGCTTCAAATGTTTCGCTAATAAATGAGCTGCTAGCATTTAATACTAATTTAGGGAAAGAATTTGTGCCGTCGTTTTGTAATTTGTTGCCTATCTGAAAATTGACCACGTCATCAAGTAAGTTACCTGATTGCATAGCTGTATCAATTCTATTTTTAAATTCTGTAATAATGCTTGTGTAAACTCCCATTATCTAAACCCCAATTTTGTAAGCATTTCGTTAGTATTTTTTATCATTTCTTTATCTATCTTGGGTACAAAAATTTTAGCTAAAGGCTTTTTTGCTCTTCTGGCTGGGATATTGGCTTTTTTAGATAATACAATCCCTACATCCTTAAATATTTCATACTTTTTTCTTCCCTTAGGTTTTTTTAATTCTTTAAAAAGTTTATTTAAGGCTGATTGCTTGATTCCTGATTTAGTTTTTACGCTATCTTTAATAGGGATTGTTAAGTATTTCCTTTTTTTTGGCCTTACAGTGTGCGCTCTTGCTCCGTTTTCTAATACATTTACTTGAGGTGCTTTTGATGCGACTTCATAACTGGTAGGTGTTAGCCCTGCGAGCTGAAACGATTGTCTGGCAAACCCACTTTTTTTGGGGTAGTCTGTTTTGATTTCTTTGAATGCAAAGATTGCGGTTTGCTTAATAACTTTAGGGTATTCTCGTTTGATACCTGAATTTATATCAAGAAGTTCATTGACTGTCTTTTCCATGTTTTGTAATTCTAGATTCAAATTGTAACCCACCTATATCTATTTAAGGTTTTTTTGACAATTGAAGGTATCTTAGTTGATATAAAGCCCTCTATGTCCCCATCGTCGCCCTGTACCACTTGAACGCCTAGCCCTGTAAGTATTTGTGCGATTTCTAAAGTTGCCGTCACTATATCTGTTGGCGGTGTTGTGTAGCCTATAGAACATGTAAGGTCTATTGATTTTCTGTTTGTTGACCAACTATGACTTTTTTCAATTGTGCCTGCTGTTTTATATGCATAAAAGTCTGTGTTCTCTGTTAGTGCTTTTTCGTCTTCAACAATTACTATTGGCACTGTATCTGTCAAAGGTGCGTTTAGTATAATTGTGTTATTTAAAATGGCTATATTATCTATAATACTGTATCTATCAATTATCAAATTGGATATTGTTTTTTCATAAAAAAAAGTGCTTGTTAATGTGTCAATTATTCTGCTTGAACGTGTGATCGCTTCGCCTAGATAGGTATCGTTATATACGTCCGCTCCTGTTGGTCGTTTTAATTTTCTTTTTAATTCATCGATAGTACAGTAATCCATTTTAATGCCCTTTTATTCTTCTGTTTTTTTTGTTTTTCTTTTTGGTTTTTCTGGCAATTTAGTGCCCTTAACAAAATAGCCTTTGTCTAGTAATTCTTTTGTTACTTTAATTGAATCGCCTGCTTTAAGCTGGTATCCATCTTTATAAAACCCTACTCTTAATATTCCATTTTTTTCACTCATTTTTTATACCTCCCTTGTTACGGTAGCCCCCCCATCACAAAAAAGGGGAAAGATGAAGGGGCTACTTTCATTCTAAACTAATAAATCTCTAAAACTAGCTTAATGGGTTATTTTTTACCCCTTGTAGTGTTACGAACTTACTGCTTGATTGGCTAGGCATTGCCTGCTTGTAATGTATTTGAACACGCATAGCAGTTTCAGCACTTGCGAAAGCATAATCAGCGCTAGTAGCAATTTCTAGTTGCCCTTTTTGGTAAATTCTAAAATTAGGTAGAGAGCCAAACAGAACAGTAACGTCGGTGCCACCAGTGTTAGCAACTAAAGCGTTATTTGTTCTAGACATTAAATCAGAAGAAATAATTGGACGGCCTGTAGCGTTATGAATCATCTGACCATTAACCATAGATACAGCATTAATTGGCATACCTTGGCTGTCTTTCTCGTTTTTGATTCTTAGCCATTCTCTTGTATCAAGAATAAACACGCCTTGGTTACGCCCTTGGCTAGCAGCTGCGGCATACATGTTGCTTAAATCATTGTCTACAATATCGCCGTTTCCTGTTCCTGAACCACCTGAAATATTAATGCAGTCTAATGCTGTAACGCCTGCACTAAAATTGATACCCAAGAATGCACTTGAACTATCGCCTGAAGCAATTAATGGCTCAAGAAGTCTGATTTTTGCGTCTGCTGCTAATTCGGTTAATTCTGAAACTAGGTTATAGTCTACATCTTCAAACATTGTGTTAGCAATGAAAATCAACTGGCCTGCTGTTTTATATTCAACAACTTCTGCTAGTGTGTCTGGTCGTTGTTCTGCATAGTCTGAACGGGTATCCGCTCTAAAAGTAAAATCGGTGTTAGTTAGTCCATTGATCTGGGTTTTTTGTGTTCCCTGTCTTATTTGAACAGCATCAAGTAGCTGGCTGTTAGTATAAACTAATTTATCAACCTCTTGATCAAATTCTATTCGGATAGGGTTGCCACCTTCTAAAGCAATATCTGGGGTTAATCCGTTTGCAGATTTTCTTACGTTTTCAGCTTTTTGGCAAAGTTCAGCCATTTCGCTTGCATCTTTTTGTGTGAATGTGCCTTCGCTTTGTTTTTTCTTTAGTCTGAAAGCTTTAGCAACATCTGCACGCCATGCCCCTGCTGGCTCTGATACTTCAACTTGTGAAGCTGATTTTTCAAGCAGTGAGGGAACCTTGATTTCTTTTAGTTTTGCCTCGATAGCTTTTTCAACTCTTTCATTTAAAGCGTCGGAAGCTCTTTTTTCTTGGGCACTTTTTTCTAAAGACTTTTTTATTTCAAATGCTCTTTTTGCGGTTTCAATTCCCTTCACTATCTCATTGTCGCTCAAGTCTGAAAACTTTTCAGCACATTTTGAAATAATTTCATCTACACAAACATTTTTAGATAATAATTCTGTTACAAATTCGTTCATTTTATTTACTCCTTAATTAATTTTTTAAGCCTTTTTATACGTGTTGTAATACTCTCTTTGGTTTCCTCTAGCGGTACTTCCTTAGATTTCTCTTGTATTGTTTTGACCTTAAATTTAGCTTGATCGTTTGCAGGGATAGGCACGATCGACGCCTCTAACAATATGACATCTTTAATTATGTTTTTCTCATATTTGCATAAACCACCCATTGAAAAGCTATTTAGTGCGCCATCCTTAATCAATTGGCGTTCGTGCTGGGTTTCGGGTGTGTTGCTTATATATCCCTCTGCTAACACCCCTTTATCGTCTATAGTAAACTTAGTAAAAGCTCCCATCTGGTCTACTGTTGAATTCATGTGATTTCTTAATAGCGGTACAACTTTATTTGCTTCTAATGTTTCGTTAAAAGCTTCTTTGTCTACCACGTCACCCTCTAAGTCCATATTTTCGAATGTGGTTATATAGCCTTTTACGTATAATTTATCGTCCCCATCAATACAAGATGGGCATATTTTATTGATAGTTTGGATGGTTGCGTGCGTTGAATCAAGTTCTATATTCTTGCTTTTAAGGTACGATATCGCTTTTTGTTTTAATTCCATTTTAACTCCTTGGTACAATTGTCCCTGTGTGATTAGGGTGAAATGTTAATTGAGACGCTTCCTCAATAGGTACGTTCTTCTTGTTGCAGTCCGGTACTTCATCGTCACACCCAACAACATCAACTACTTTTACGTCTAACTCTTTGTACGATTGAATGGTTGCTGTATCCCATGTCTTGCTTGCCTCTGTTCTGGCTATTCTCATTGCTCTGCTTCCGCTGGTACTGTCTAATGTGCCGTATAAATCTTCTATCTGGCTGGATAATTCGCTAAGACTTAACCCCTCGTCTACCATTACATTAAGTAATCGCTCTAATTCTTCCTTACGGCTAGGCGTTATCTGTTCAACTATCTTATCTGTTAGGGTAGCCACTTGTTTATTGAATACGGGGTTTTTTGTAGTAGCATCAAATTCTATATCAAAGTATTCGTTTAACTCGTTATAAGATATGCTTAATGCAGATGTGAACATCTTTTTAGCTGTTTTTTCTAGCTCTTTTGTTTCAACGCTGACATTATAAAGGTCTTTTATGTTCGCTGCTTTTTTTAATCCTGTTTGGACTCTACTTTCTTGTTTTTTATAAAATGAGGCTATGTCTTTAGCTATTTTATTTGCGATTTTTTCTCTGGTTCTTTTAGAAAAGCGTATAAAATTATCTTGGTTGAAATTCTCTAACGCTTTAGATATATACGTTTTTTTAAACTCTTTTTCTGTTGTCTGTATTAAATTACTTGCGTTAAGCTCGTCTAGTGTTTCTACATTAATATAATCAGTTTTTATGTATCTATTGTTAGCCTCTTGATCTTCAACAGTTGGCAGCCCAAGCATTTCTCTGTATTCGTTTTGAGATATTGCCCCACGATCAAACAATCTTTGACCAACCTCTGACTCTTCGTTTCTATCGATAGCCACTGGATACTTAAATTTAAAGGTTAGGCTTTTATCAAACCTATTCAAAATGTTCTGATAAGCATAAGCAAGCTGTTTAGAATACTTAGGTAATGTGTTTTTGAAGTAGCGCTTCATTTGTTGCGTGCTGCTGTATCCTTGTACTTTGTTTAAATCGCCTGAAATAACGGGTGGCAACTCAAAAATATTAGCCACATCCTGACGGGTCATTTCTTTTTGGCTTAAAAAATCCATATCTTTATGCGATAAATTAAGCGGTTTTACGTCTGTGTTAGGCGGTAATTTAATAATTTTATGCATATTAGATAGCCCTTGATATTGAATATCTATAGCTTTCTTCCACATTTCGTATTGCTGTGGTCCAAGGTCTTCTTTTTGCATTGCTGCAAGGTTTGACATTGCTCCTTGCCTAAAAAATGCTTTATTAAAAATGTTTTGGTACATATCGATCTCTAGCATAGGTGCGTTGGCCTGAATTTTGCCCATTCCTCGTATAGCATTGTAAGGGCTGCTGCCTTTTATATGTATAATAGAATCTTTATTTAACATTCTATTGTTTAGGGTCTGTAAGAGAGTTCCTGTTGCTTGATAGTGGCTTATTGTGTTGTAGCTGGATATATCTTTAGCCTTAATTATGGTTCCATTAGAGACAATATCAATTTCTGACGGGTTAAGTACGCTTATTCTGCTAGGCTTGTTGTTCATTAAAGCGAGTGCATCGCCTTGTTCTGGCAACCAAAAAAAGTTGCCTTCAAGCAAAAAATGCAGCATTGATATTTGTCGTAACTCAAAGCCCGTCAAATTATCGTTTGGCTGCTCAATAAGCTGCTCAAATTCTAGATTATTAACTATTTCCCCTTTTTTATTAAGCAAAAAATATTCTAGTGATGCAATATCTGATGATAAAATACCTGCCATCGTCGATATGTAGTTAATTGTGTTATAAGCGTTTAGATATTGTTCTGGACTGGCCAATACTGGCGTACCATTAATTATTGTAGGCTTGTCGAACGCATCAAACTGAGACATGCCCTTTTGTGTCTTTTTTCTAAAAAAGTTGAATATATTCACCCTATTTTTTTCCCTTGCCCTTGTGTGTAGATAACTTCCCAATTATCTACTACTTATATTTTACACTATATTTTTTTAAAAAGTACCCCTCAAATACTTACGGGACGAAAAAGCTGCGTATCGTAAAGCGTCTATGCTGTCATCCTCTTCTTTTATGGGTTCTTCTTGCTGTATTTCGTCTTTTGTTTCCTTCCACCGATATTTAGGTAATTCACGTATAAGATTTACACAAGTATTATTGATCTTGATTCTTGTATGCTTGTTTTCGTCCACATTAAAGAACGTGCATAAATACTGAATGCCTGCGGAAACGGCATTATCTGCGGCCCTACATGGATACACGCCCGATCTTTTGAACTGGTCTATGTGTTCTGGCTCATCTGGCGCTAAATAAAACATTTCAACGGGGTATTTGTTTAAAATTCCCTTGGCTAATTTAACCCATGTTTCTGCCGTAGGGTCTTGACTAACAACTGGTACTCTTGGTTTAGCTATTTCTTCAAGTACATGGATATCGTCATCTTTTGTTATCCCAATCACACATATACAGCCGTTATGGGTATACCCCCAATCCACACCACAAAATATATATTTATATACATCTTTTTTATATTGAATTTTATCTATATGAATACTGCTATCGTAGTTATCTATGATCTGGCCTTGGAATGCATCGGCGCACGCTAAATAGTTGCGCTTAAAGTACCTTTCGGGCATCGTTCTTCTGGCTGTTTCAACCTCTTTTATTAGCTCTGGGTTGGTTGTGTTTTCGGCTGTTGTCCAGAAGTGGCCTTCCCATTCACTATCCTTTTTTTCGGATTGCTGAGACAACGGTCGTATGTCTTCCATATACCAGTTAGGCAACGGAGTGGTCGTCATTATTCCCCAGCCCTGCTTATCTGATAACGTGGGTCTTAGGTTGTCATTCCATACCGCTTTTTTTAATCGTGCGGTTTCTGTGATGTAACATCCGTTTAAGCCTGAACCAACTAACGATTGCGGGTTATCCCCTGATTTAAAATGGATTAAAATATTTGGCTTTAACCATAGCTTAGGCGGGTTTGAACGTGATTTGTCATCTTGAATCAACTCTTCTGGCAAGAACAAGAAAATATGCTGCATTACCTCTTTAATAATGGTGTATGTAGGTGCTAAAAACCAGTACTCAAGCTTGGGCACATTCCGTTTAAAATTTACTTTATCGTCTGGGATGCCTTTTCCGTCGGCTAAATCTCGATATATATACTGTATAGCTTTCCTTGTGCCTATCCAGTCCTTGCCCCCACGGCGCCCAGCCATAATATCTATAAACCTAGCATTACTTTGCCATACTGCTTCTTGTTTTGGATGCCCCCCTATTTTTTCTGGAAAATTAAGGGTTAATGCCAATTATAAAGCCCACTTTCCTTTTAGGTAATTATATATATTAGTATCCGTAGTTGCACTTGTTGCCTCGTGTAATATAATCATTTCAAGCCAATTTTGAACAAGTCCTTGTGTTTGGTCGGCTTTGTTAGCGTTAAGGTAAAAGTCCCCAGTTGTTAGATTAGCTGCGTAATCATTAACTTGGCCTCTG